GCAGGGAAAGCAGCTTCAAGAGCGGCCTGATTGACTACAGAGCTTTGGCAATAGCAGACTGTAAGCCGATAGTTACCGAGGCCTTTGTAAAACTGTATGAAGCAGAAGCACAATAAGGCCTATTGACATGAAGTCATCCAAGATAGCTTTGGTTGTTCTATTCGTCGTGGTACATGATACACGCAACCCCTACCAGATCGCAGACGTTCTTGGTATAATGGTAGCAGAGGAATATCTTGGCAAACATATAAAGGGCGTAATAATTCGGGTTGATGGAGATTTTTACACCTGCATCAACTCCAACCTGCATCAACAAGAGAAGCGTATCGTTTTAGCCCATGAACTCGGACATGCCATACTGCATCGTCACCTGAATTATTTCTTCATGCTTGAGTGTACACATTATCCAATAGGCCGTTTTGAACGAGAAGCCAATGAATTTGCAAGTGAATTACTGATTGACGATAAGGATCTCTGGGAGGTGAAAGAAGAAACAGCAGAATATGCCGCAAAGGTGTTAGGTGTAACGCAAGAATTGCTCACAATCAAAGCGCAAACTTTAGTCAAAGGCTAAACAGGAGGTGTTACTATGAAACGAATATTTGCTGTCTTGCTTGTTAGCATGCTCTTACTGACTGGGTGCGGAGTGTTCGGACAACCTAAAATAGAACCTAAAATAGATTTGAAAAACGTAGAGATGCATCCACCAGGTCAATATGATATAGGAGGTGAATTACGCGGAGAGATTCATAATATCGGAAGAGCTACGGCTAGATATGTTGAAGTCGGCGTAAAGTGTTTCGATCAAAACGGTGTGGTCATTGCAACTGGCTGGACAAATGCAGCTAATATTGCACCAGGAGAAAGTCGGGCTTTCTCCATTTTGATTTTAGACTACCCAAAAGTGCCCTTTACATACAAAGTGTATTGGTCACTTAATGTTGGTGGTGCTATGTTCTAAGAGCGAAATGTGAGTTATTAATGCTAATATACACAGTAATTTTGAAGGGAGTAAAGTAATTGGGCGGAGGGTATTGGTCTTATACCAGTACCCTTTGCTTTAATAAGGAGTTGATGGAATGTGAATTACAGCTTTATGTCAGCCAATCAACCAATTGGGGTGGGAGATAGTATGGCCTTAAGTTTAGAGGAAGCAAGGGAACATTTGAGGATAGACGGCACAGACAACGACGTTATTATATTATCCTTACTTCAAGCTATACCAGGTTACATTGAAGTAACAACCGGAATGACAGCAGAGCAACAGGTTACAGAGCCGTTAGTTAAGACGGCCAGTAAGTTTATATTACAGTTGTGGTATAACGCAGAACAGACAGACAGCGACAAGCTACAACGAACCATTGACGGCTTGCTCAAAGCTATTACAGTAATGGCGAGGACAGGAGCATAAGACATGAAGGACTATGCCAGGAGCTTTTATAAGAGTAAAGCCTGGAGGGATACGCAGGCGGCATACATGAGCAGCAAGCATTATATATGTGAACGTTGTGGGGATATGGCAAAGGTAGTACACCATAGAGAGTATATAACACCAGAGAACATTAACGACCCTAACATTACTTTAAGTTGGAGTAACCTTGAAGCGTTGTGCCAGGATTGCCATAACAAAGAACACAGCAGCGCAGAAGTTTGCGCAGAGGGATTGAGCTTTAACAGCAAAGGCGAATTAGTTTATACCCCCGGCAAGAGAAACGACAACGACAGCCCAGAGACCGGCGGCGGGACTTCTTAAAACCCCTCCATGAGTTTTTATATAAGGGGAGGGTAAACAGGCCATAAACAACCGGTAATAAGTTAGTAATAAGGCGGTGATATTCATGGATATAGACAAAGATAAAGAACGATCCAAGCTTAAAAGGCAATTTAACAAGATATTGAAACAGGTGCCGGAGGATAAAAAGCCGATTGCTACAAGCTTAGTAAAAGAGCTTACCTTCATGGCCTTAACCCTTGACGATCTAAAGATACAAGTACAAGAGGGCGGCACAGTTGAATTGTTCAAGCAAGGAAGCCAGGAATTTTTAAGGGAAAGCCCGGCACTAAAAGCCTATAATACCACAGTGCAGCGTTATAGCTTGCTCTATAAACAGCTTACCGACCTATTACCCAAGGCAGCCCAGGACGCACAGGAAAACGCCTTATACGAGTTTATAAAGGCTAATTAAGGCGGTGGAGATGATGAATTATATAGAACAATATTACAATGAAATTAACAACGGCCGTTGTATTGTTTCTGCAAGGGTACGGAAGCAGTACGAGAAGCTTGTTGATGATATAAAGAACCCAAAGGGCGGGTATATATTCGACGAGAACCGCGCAACCAAGCCTATACGCTTTATAGAGCAATTTTGTAAGCACTCTAAAGGCGAATGGGCGGGAAAGCCGGTTAAACTGGAACTATTCCAGAAGGCTTATATATCCGCCTTATTTGGTTTTATCCATGTGGAAACAGGCTTAAGGAAGTACCGGGAAACCTTATTCATGGTTGGCCGCAAGAACGGTAAAAGTACCATGCTTGCCGGTATTGCTCTTTATATGATGATTGCAGATAACGAACCAGGCGCAGAGGTTTACAGTACAGCGACCAAGAAAGACCAGGCGCGCATTATCTTTGATGAAACCCATAACATGATTAAGCAAAGCCCGGACATTAGCAAGTATATAAAAAAGCGTAAGAGTGATTTATATTTCCCAATGACTATGAGCAAGTTTCAACCTTTGGGCAAGAACAGCGACACCCTGGACGGCCTTAATGCTCATTGTGTTATCATTGACGAGCTGCACAGCATTAAAGACAGGAACCTATACGAAGTAATGAAGCAGAGCCAGAGCGCAAGGCGGCAGCCTTTACTTATTATGATTACGACCGCCGGAACCGTTAGGGAATGTATTTTTGATGATATATACGCCTATGCTTGCAGCGTAGTTGATGGAACCTTTACAGACGATACCTTTTTACCTATCATTTACGAATTAGACAACCGGGAGGAATGGCAGGATCCGCAGGCATGGGAGAAGGCAAATCCAGGTTTAGGAACTATTAAGAAGATTGACGACCTTATAAACAAGGTTGAGAGAGCCAAGAACGACCCCAAGGGCTTAAGCGGCCTATTGGTAAAAGACTTTAACGTTAGAGATACCGTTAGTACAGCCTGGTTAAGCTTTGACGACATTAACAATGAAAAAACCTTTGACATTGCCAGGTTTAAGAATTGCTATGCCATAGGAGGCGCAGACCTTAGTATTACCACAGACTTAACTTGCGCGACGCTCTTAATGATGGACAAGGAAACAGAGGAACGCTTTGTAACTCAAATGTATTGGCTACCACGAGATAGCTTTGAACAGCGCGTACAGATTGAAAAGATACCTTATGATGTTTGGTATGAGCAAGGCCTATTAAGGCTTTGTAATGGCAATACAATCAATTACGGCGACGTTACAGCCTGGTTTTTAGAGATGGTAAACGAGAAGGGCATAACACCGGCCTGGATCTATTACGACAGCTACAGCGCAAAGTATTGGGTAGAGGAAATGGAGAATTACGGCTTTAACATGGTACGCTGCATACAAGGAGCCAAAACCTTAAGCTTACCTATGCAGATGTTAGGCGCAGACTTAAAGGCCAAAAAGATAAACTATAACAACAACCCTATTCTTAAATGGTGCCTTACTAATACAGGCATACAGACCGACAGGAACGGTAATATAGTGCCTATCAAGGCGCAGAGTGCAAAACAGCGAATAGATGGTACTTCAAGCTTATTAAACACCTATGTGGGCTTATATGAGCATTATAACGAGTTTCTAAACGCTTTATAAAGGAGTGAGAACATGGCCAAGGGAAACGTGCTTAAGGACAAGAAAATTACAATCTACAGAAAGATAATAACTGTAGATGATTGGGGTAACCAAATATCCAGTTATCAGCCTATACACCCAGGTAAACTATGGGCGTATGTAAGGCAGCTATCAGCTACAGAATACTTTGCAGCCGCGCAAGTGCAGAACAAGGAAGAAATGCTCTTTACCGTTAATTGGCGGCCAGATATAACCCCGCAAATGTACATTGAGTATAAAGGCGTTTGGTACGATATAAAGCGCGTTGATACCTTCGAGGGGTACAAGGAGAATTTACACCTTTACGCAAGCCAAACATTAAGGTCACCAGATCCAGACAACATAATACCGTATGGACAATAACCCCACAGATAACAGCCCCGGCCGCAAGGTACGGGGTTTTTCTTTTTATTTCTACTTTTATGTTTGACAACTTACCAGGGATAAAACCTTAACCGCCTTTATTTGTTCTTGACAGCCAACAACCTGTAATAGTATAATGTTACTAAAGTAAACATTAAATAAAAGGAGGGTAAAACATGGCCAAGGTTATAGCAATAGCGAACCAAAAGGGCGGCGTAGGTAAGACCACAACAGCCCATAATGTGGCCGCGTCAATGACCTACAAAGATTATAAGGTTTTAATGGTTGACCTGGATCCGCAGGGCAATTTATCTTTTATTGCAGGGGCAGACAACGTAAGTAAGCCCACAGTATACGAAGTATTGCGCGACAAAGTAAGTATCAA